CCTATTAAGTGTGATGGTGATCTTGCAGACCCGAGGAATAAAGATAATCCAACGTATTGGGGATATGGGGAGCCAATATAGATATGAATAAAAAAACAATAGGGCAAGGTAGAGTGGAAATTTTTATAGGGGATTCGAGGGAAACGTTAAAAGAAGTTCCTCGGAAATCAGTACAAACCGTTGTTACTTCGCCACCATACTATGGATTACGTGATTACGGTAGTGACGGACAAATAGGACTTGAATCAACTCCAGACGCATATGTGAAAAATATCGTTGATGTATTTAGAGAAGTGTGGGAAGTCTTACGTGATGACGGAACGGTGTGGCTGAACCTTGGGGATAGCTATGCAGCAAACACAAAAGGCTCCGGCGGTATGAATAGCAAGCAACCAACAAATGCAGGTAGTTTCTATTCTGCGTCGTTCGACCTTAGAGCAGCGAATCTAAAACCAAAAGACCTAATCGGCATACCGTGGCGCGTGGCCTTCGCACTACAAGCTGACGGGTGGTATCTACGGCAGGACATAATTTGGCACAAGTGTTTAAGTGGTGGGACAAGAGTGTATGCCAAAACACAAAAAGGAGAAATGCCTACCACGATTAAAGATTTGGTGAGGTTAAACCCGTCGTCGGTAAAGTTGTGGGACGGTGAGAAATGGAATCAAGTTGTGTCGTGGAGTGAAACACCAAGACCAGCAAGACCGTTAGAGGTAGTGTTGCGTAGCGGTGAAAGAATCGGATGCACAGATAACCATTTATGGCCTACCCAAAGAGGGTTGGTAATGGCTGGCGATTTAAAAAGGGGTGATATTTTACAGAAGTGTATAATTCCTGAACCCGAATGTGTGCGAACACCAGAAATGATACCTGATGATGTGGGGTATTTTGTAGGGTTATATATAGCAGAAGGTTCGCAAAGCGATGGCACAATACAAATTTCCGGACACGTTAATGAAAACGAAAGGTTAGAATGGTTGCGCCAGTTTGTAGCAAAATACGACGGTTACATTGCAGTACACAATACAAGCGGGAACGTAGCCACAATTAATATAAATTCGACAGTAATTTTAGGTTTAATTAATACTTACATTGGAGGCAAAACAGCTAAAGACAAACACTTGAATGTCAGGTGTTGGAAGAGAAGTAACAAGTTTTTAGAGAATGTTTTGCAAGGGTATTTGGATGGTGACGGCCATTGGACTGGTGAACGGTGGCGGTTAGGTTTTTGTAGCAACGATAATTGGGCGGCAGATTTGCGAACAATTTGTGCAAGAATTGGGAAGTCTATTAGGTTAAAAAGAACCAAACACACCATGACAAACAATGGAGAACGTAGGACATTTCCAGGATGGCGTGGTGAAATAAGGGATGTTCATAAAAATGACAGCGCAGAAGTAATGGCGGTGGAAAATAGCAGGGCAAGAAAGTTTTGGGACATTGCACTAGAAAAAGAACCGCATTTATTTTCATTATCGTCTGGTATCCTAACCCACAATAGCAACCCCATGCCCGAAAGCGTGACCGACCGTTGCACCAAGGCGCATGAGTACCTGTTTCTACTGAGCAAGTCGGCGCGGTATTTCTATGATGCTGAGGCGGTGAAGGAAAAATCTATATGGTACGGCAAAGATGCCGGATCAGATAAAGGCAACATCCGCTATGAGGGGAAGCGAACAGCGGCACCGAACGAGTTAAGCGGACAACAGGGATTCGCCACGATAACACAAGGCCGCAACCGCCGCTCCGTCTTCACTTGCCCGTCCGAGATGGTAAAGATGCGCGACGATCTGCCGGAAGAAACCAAGAAAAAACTTGTTGCGGAATTGTTGCGGCGCGGTATAATATGAGCATGAAAAAGAAATGCACAAAATGCGGAATCGAGCTGCCGCTGTCGGAGTTCTATCAAGACAGAGGATCGCCGCGCCCATCATGCAAGGAATGCCACAAGGCAAAGTCACAGGCATGGCGAGAAGCAAATCCCGACGCGGTGAAAGCAATGGGGCTGGCCTATCGTCTGTCAGAAGATGGCGCGGAAAAGCGCAGGGCATGGCTTGCGCGTCGGGCCAAGACGCCCGAACAGATCGAGTATCAGAAGCAATGGGCAAAGACCGAGAAGGGCAAGGCAGCAAGGCGTGGCCGGGTCAATCGGTTCGCACAGACGGAAAAGGGCGATGCGGCAAATAAGCGCAGGCACGCAAGGCGGCGTTCCGTTTTGGCGTCCGTTGTCGCCACGCTTACGGCAGGCGAGTGGTGCGATATCATGGAGGCGCACGGATACCAATGCGCCTACTGCGGCAAGCCATTTTCTGAAAGCCTGCCAGTTACACAAGACCACGTTATTCCTCTATCGAAGGGCGGGAAGCACACAAAGGACAATGTTGTTCCTGCGTGTAAGCCGTGCAACAGCAGAAAAAAGGACAAAATGCCATGATATTACTTGAAGCCAAAGACGTGCCGCCAGACCTTGCGGAGTATTTCGAGCCACTCACCGAGACAAAGCCGGATGTTTGGACAATCGCCACACAGCCCTACAGCGGCGCACACTTCGCTACGTTTCCGCCGAAACTGATTGAGCCGTGTATCTTGGCGGGTACACCGGAGAAGGGATGCTGTCCGCATTGCGGCGCGCCGTGGGAGCGGGTGGTGGATAAAACGGTGGAAGGAGAAAAACATATTTCACCGAAAGACGAATCTGCGCACAAAGCGAGGGGCGGGACTTCTTTTGATTCAAGTCGTTTACACTCACAATATTTTAACTACCGAATAGAAACCACCGGCCACCAACCAACCTGCACCTGTCCCGACCATGAGCCGATACCGTCAACGGTGCTTGACCCATTCGGCGGCAGTGGCACTACGGCAGGCGTCGCGTTAGAGCATGGCCGCAATGCGATACTGTGCGAATTGTCAGAGGATTACGCGGCGCTGATACCAGATAGAATTAATAGCATAACGGATATGCTTTTAGGGAACAGATTATTTTGACCATAAATCGAGAATGGGCTATGCCGAATAAGAACACCTTTAGCATTCCTCCTATTGAGAGACTAGTAAAGAAATACTTGACACCTACTTCTATCGATCCGTTTGCTAATGAATCGAAGATTGCAGATGTTACTAACGATATTGTGGAGGAATACAACGCTGATTATCATATGGATGCACTTGACTTTTTCAAGACTTTCGGCGATAATTCAGTGTCTACGGTGTTGTTTGATCTCCCGTATTCTCCACGTCAGATATCTGAAGTGTACAAAAAGGTAGGTAAGTCTGTGAATATGGAAACCACACAGAGTTCTTTCTGGACAGCACTTAAAAGAGAGGTAGCTCGGGTACTTAGACCGGGAGGATATGCTATCACTTGTGCATGGAATAGTGGAGGAATTGGATCGAGCTTAGGAATGACTATAGTGGAGATTCTTATGGTGCCGCATGGAGGCTGGCACAACGATACGATTGTGACAGTGGAGCGAAAGGATAATCAGATATTTTAGAGGAGCAAATAAGTGAAGATAGTATTCAATAACAAACAGGAAAAGAAACGGTTTGAAAAGTATTTACAGGAGCTTGATTCAATAGCTATTGAGTATCATAAGTCTGGAAGGGAAACTACACAGGTAGAGCTTAAAGGGTGGCTTAATCAGAGTTTCCTAAGTTCTGCGATCAAGCCAGGAGAATTTGTATTTCTTCAGGATGTAATACCTTTCTCTAAGTTCTTGAAGTCAATGGATAAGGAGGTAGCTGAACAGTGAAAGACTTTACGAATTTACCACTATTCCCGAGAGCGTATTCAACAGTAGCTCATTTGGGAAGAACAAAAGAACATAGATCAATTATTCCCGGTGAAAGCCTCAAAGAAGATATAGTGTATATGAGCACTAACGCGGGAATACCTACACTGAAAAAGGAGATATTACAAGAGCTTAAGAATCAAAACGTAGTAGAGTCGAGTAGTAAGGATAGTATATATCTCACCGTTCGGCTTATAAGCAAAAAGACTAATAGTAAGAAGGAAGAAACGAAAATTTTTTCATTGGAGGATAGTAATGATAAAGATAGTTAGAGTAGACGAAAATGCAAAAATGCCGGAGTACAAAACAGAAGGTTCATCATGTGCCGATCTATATTCGATTGAGGAAGTTACCCTAATTCCCGGTATGGTAACCGCCGTTCGAACAGGAATCAAGATGGAGATTCCAGAGGGGTTTGAAGTTCAGATTCGGGCAAGAAGTGGATTAGCTTCTAAGGGGGTGTTCCTACCAAATGGAATAGGAACGATTGATAGCGATTATAGAGGAGAAGTAAAGGTGCTTATGTCTACTATCGGCCACGGGCATCTTATTCGAGTTGGTGATCGTATTGCTCAAATGGCTGTGAAGCCGGTAAGTAAGTATCCGATGACCGAGGTTGATTCATTATCTGATACAGAGCGTGGTGAAGGTGGATTCGGCTCTACAGGAGTCTAAAATCTCCAATACATCAATTCCTAAAATAGTTGAAATTTCCTGTTGACAAACGCCGCGTATCCGTATAGAATGAACGTAGATAGTTAAGGGAAGGAGAGGAAAGGATGGAAAACAAGCACGTTAAGATAGTATTCGATGATGGCCGTGTATACGGGTATGTTGGTAAGAAGACAGGTAGCGGTGTTTGTGATTTGATAAACGATCACGAAAAAGCCGTGATAATGTCTTACGCGGTAGCGGAAAAGATGACCGCATACCTTGATCGAACAGATTATCGTTTCGTGTCAGTGGACTAAGTAAGGAAGTAGTGCATGGTGCAGCCCGTGTAGGTGAGAAACCGAGTCGGGCCGGGGTGGATTCACCCCGCCACGCTTAACTTACAAACCCAATCCAATAGGAGGACATATGGGATATACACATTTTTTTCGCCAGTATCGAGTGTTTATTGATGAAGAATGGAATAACGTCTTACGGGGTGTCCGCAAAGTATATGCGAATCTTCCGGCGTACAGTCATTCCTCAGGTGGTTATTATAATGATTACCCGTTGATTATTCACGGACCAGTCGGTGAAGGTGAGCCGATATTTAACGAGGAAAGAATCTCGTTTAATGGCGACGCTGAAAATGATCTGGACCATGAACCACTAACAGTGATGAAGGCGCCGAGGAGAGGTTTCGAATTCTGCAAAACTGAACGGAAACCTTATGACTTGTTCGTTCAAGCAGTGCTTCTCATTTGCGCTCATTATCATAACAAGTTCATCGTAACGAGTGACGGCGATGAAGATGATTGGTCTGAAGCGGTTAATTTGGTGAACCATGTGCTTGGGTACAATCTTCGTAGTCTTGAAGATGCGAATACCAGATAGGGCTAGGGGCAGAGGGCTGAGAATGCCAGCCGGGGCCGGTGAACCTCTTACACCGGTCCTCCCGCTCAACCTACAACCTAATCGGCAAGGAGGGCATATTGAACGATGTATTTTGGGAAGAGGTAGCAGCACACCAAAAGCAAAAGGAAGACCGCGAGAAGTTTTACAATGAAATTATGCAGCGTATCGTGAATGATAGGGTGTTGGATTCGTAGGCTGAGGTCGGCAATCTTAGGCAAGGTGTGGGAGGGCAATTTGTGATGTTGAATATCCGTGACCCCAAGATCGAGGGGCCTACGCGATTTGTAACGCATAAGACCCTTGGCGCGGGTGTCTTCGCAAAGACGGTGCAGACCGGTGCCTGAGCTATCAAGTTCGCTGGAAGATGCCGCAGTATAGAGCAAGGGAAACTCCAAAATGGATTGGAAATCTTGTGGGAGCATGGTACAGCCCGTGTAAGGTTATTACCTGAGTCTGGCCGGGGGTTGAAACACCCCCGCTACGCTTAAGCTTATTAATTTGGAAAGGAGAGGAAAGGATGGAAAACGAAGTTTTTAGCTTTAGCAACGATCCGTTTGGTGACTTGTCGAGAAACACTGCAAGTATTTACATTAGTCATGAATTGCTTGGACCGGAAACTCATAAGTTTGAAACTTTTGCAGAGGCAACTAAGGAAGTAAATGCTGCATTGTCGGCAATGGGAAGTGATCCCGTGTACGTATATCCAGATGTGTATGGATATGTGTGGGCAAAGAATGTGTACGGGAAAGGTGTTCCTTTTGAAATAGGGTATGAAAAATGAAGACAAATAAAAGCAAAGCGAAAGCATCAAGGTGGTATGATGATCTTCTCGGAAAGATAAACTTGTTCCATACCGGGACTATTGAAAGAGAGGACTTAGTTGCCGCAATCTCTGAATGGCAAAGTAAGATAGATGAGGATACGTATGAGAGTGAGTACGATAGTACGCTCTATTTTCCTCAAAGGGGTTCACGATGAAACGAATTGGTGGATACTGGTATATTAATGGGTATGGTCGGCCCTTCCCCACTCTGAGGGAAGCGATTCGATACAAGATGGAAATTCTGGCAGAACAGCGGGGTTGACACTTTTAGTCAATCCGTACCGCATGATAAATAAGGTTGCCCCTGCCTTACGGTAGGGGCCTTTTTTGTAACTATTAAAGTATGGGTGATGATTCCGTTAACAATGCAAGTTACATGGCTAAGGATTTAATAGATGGAGACGAATCGGTAACTGCAAGAAAAGACTTTAGTGAGCTATCACAGTATGAACTGAATTCTGCACTCCACATTATCCTCGACGATTCGAATATCTCAGATAAACGAAAGAAGGAACTCATGATGAATATTTGGAGGATTCATTATAGGGTGAAGCCTCCCTCTATCGAGGAGTTTCTTACAGTTGACTGGATAGGACCGACCGCAGAGAATTTGTATGACCATGTATTCCAATGGCTGATAGACTTCTGGCAACCACATAGTCCGTACAGGCACTTGCTTCTATCTACCTCAATTGGTACAGGTAAGAGTCTAACTAGTGCGATCAGTAGCTTGTTTGTGACTACTCATCTATGGGCTATGCGAGACCCGAAGAAGTTTTTTGGTCTTTCACAAGCTACTAGTATTGTCCATGCGCTTATTTCCTTTACCATGGAGAAGGCGGGGCAGCTATTGCTTCAGCCTTTCTTTCAGATTTTGCTATCATCTAAGAAGTTTCAAAGAATACGACAAGAGGAAAAGTTGGTAGTGAAACAGAGGGATGAATATCCTAATCAAGTGTGTTGGACTTCAGCCGGTAGAATGGGTCAGCTACAATTCTATAATGATGTTCACTATATGCTGGCGTCCAGTCCACAGAAGTTGTTAGGACTTAATATGATAAGCGCAATACTCTCTGAGATATCTTTCTTTCTTGATCAGGGATTTAGCAGTGAGTACATATGGAGGATTTATCAAGATTCGAAAGCCCGTGTACAGAATAGGTTTGAGGGTCAAAGGTTTAGTGGAACTATTATTGACTCCTCGCCTAACGATATGGAAAACTCCCCGATAGATAAGTACATATTCTCAGGTGAGGCAGAGAAGGTTCCAGAGAATTACGTTATCACGGGAGCGCATTGGGATTTCCTACCTCAAAAGTACCCCGAATACAACAAGACTGGAAATACCTTTCCGTTGTTTAAGGGATCGAATAAAGAGCCTCCAAGGATATTGACAGATACTGAGGAATCAGACTATAATGAAGATGATTTATTTAGGGTTCCTATAGACATAAAGCAGTTGTTTATCGAGGAGCCTCTTAAAAACACTAAGGACTATTGTGGATGGCCCGCAGGCAGTCACGGTAGACTTATTCAGGAGGAACAGACAATGGAAGGAATATTTACTCCACAGCTTAAGAATATCTACAAATATATTCACGCTCCTGAAAGTGAGCGGCCAGAGAAGCTTATATGGAATGCGATAAGAAGTAGGTTCTTTATAGAGCATAGTAAGGGGAAATATGAGTTCTATCGCAACGCTGGAGAAAAGCGGTATATTCACATTGATCAAAGTGAAGTGAAAGACGCTACCTCAATTACCATGCTTCATCCAGAGACGGATAAGAATGGGAACATCGTGTACATAACAGATTTCACCATCGTTATTGTTCCGGGAAAGGAACGGATTAATCTTGATGCTATTCGATTCTTTATGATGGACTTGAGGGATATAGGAAGGATTAACATACGACGGATTACGTTAGATCAATATCAATCATCAGCTACGAGGCAATATCTCAAGCAAGAGGGATTTGACTGTGAGCTTCTTTCGGTTGATCGTGACATTAATCCTTATAGGGTGTATATTGGAAAGATCAATGGTGGGCGTATACGATGCGGGTATAACATCTTTCTCAAAAACAATTTGAAGTCTCTTCAGGAAGTTACCCTAAACTCAGGAAAGAAAAAGATCGATCATATTAAGGGTAAGATTGTCGAAGAAGATGGAGCAAACTGGGGAACCAGCATGATGGGGCGTTATGCAAAAGACGTAACTGACTCTCATTGTGGTGCGCTTTGGAGTTGTATACACCATCATGATACCCCACCGATGTATGTATGGGAAGAGGATAAGGAGATTGGTATAGAGGATAAAAGCCCGGAGAACATCGATAAGAATTTCAAGTCTACTGTGAAGAAAAAGATGCTTAACGAGATAAAAGAAAAATATGGCTATGTAGTAGCCTCTTGACATTAAATACCATAGGAGAGTATTATGAGTGACGAAAAGAATACAGAAACTGTTCAGCTTAATGAAAAGCAGGTAAGCAGGGAAGAGCTTGAGCGAGAAAAAGAGAAGGCTAAAAAAGAGCCTGATGTTACCATTGAACAGACTGGACCGAGTACATATAAGAAAAAACTTACTGGCTAAGGAGGGATAATGCCGGACACTAAACCGCCGATAAAGTTCAATAAAGAGGATAAGAGGGTTATTCAGGAGCTTCATCTTCTTACGGGTAAATCCTTTGAAGATTGCAGGGAGTTTCTTGAAGGGCTTGCCACGATGTGTTTGTATCATTATCTTGAAGATTCTCACGTTCATTTCCCGTTGATCGGGAACTTGTCTGTAGTGTATTCTGGCGATCAGGTTACAAACAAAGGCCGCGAAGCTAAGATTAATACCAGCTTTGAACCTGATCCGTTTTTGAAACGTATTATAGGTCAAACCGTAGACGGGGATGAAACGGACATTGAGAAACAGGTTCGTTATCGAATTGCTAAGACAATGAAAGCATTTGTGGATGAGTAAGCCCATGGATAAATTTTATCTAACTGAAGAAGGCGAGCGTATAAAGAAGTTTGACTACATAACCGACTCCGACGGTGAAACTGTAGTAGTACCTACTAAAGAGTGGAAGGAGTATAAGCAAAGGAAAGACTTTGAAGATAAGCTTAAGATACAAGGAATACGTGTAGACTCATGGGGGCTTGACTTTGACGATTACATAGGCGAAGATGAGAATGGGAACATTCCTAAGCTTAGAATGTATGTAGATGAATTTGAAGCTAAGTTTAGGTCAATTCATCTTTATCTATGGTCAAGGAAGAACGGTACTCAGAAGTCTACTATCGCCAGTATTATTGCAAAGCACTTGATTCGTAAAAAATTTGATGCTAGGTTTACTCTTATGTCTAATCTTCTTAATATGCTGGAGCGGGAGAAGTTCGATCCTACTCTTACAAAGAAGCTAGATGGATACCGCAATTGTGACTTTTTGGTAATAGACGATTCGTTTGATAAGCATAAGGTTACTGTATACAAAAGTGGATATCAGTTGCCGTTCCTTGATACCTTTTTGCGTAATAGGCTGGAGATACAGGGGCTTGCTACATGTTTTACTTCTAACTGCCCGCCTGAAGAAATTTCGAATGCGGGGTTTGATACACACATGGAAAGCTTAGTGGTTCGATCTACTGAGGCTCTTGAGTTTACAGACGATTACACAAAAAAGGATGATTTCAAGGATAGCGTTTTTGATAAGAAGGAGCCGGATAACAATTGCTAGGTATAGTACGAGTAGAGCAACAAGTCTTGAATTGTGTTATTCAAGACCCGGAGTTAGTATACCGGTTTGATCGAGACTACTTTGTTTCTTCTCTTGCTTCAGACCTATTCTACACCTTCAAAAGTCTGTATGAAGAGGGACTAGGATTTTCTACCGATAACATTATCGCATGGGGAAATGAACGTAATTCTTCAATTACTAAAGATAACATTGAGCGGCTTAAGGAAATTGACTTTGAACTCGAACATTTCGAAAGTTACTACAAGTCTCTAAGAAAGAACTTTGCAAAAAATGAGATAGAGCATAAGCTTCTCAAAGATACGCTTGTTGAAACAAGCAAGAAGGGTGAGCTTGATATAAATAAACTCGACTCTTTAGTATCTGAGATTCAGACAAACATCGATATCGTTCAAGGCCGCGAAACAGTTCTCATAGATGGGAAGGGGTTGTCGGCTGCATATGAGGGGGAGTTGATTCAGCGGTCTAAGGGTATGAACCTATACTCTACCGGCGATAGCTATTTGGATCACCATCTTCCTAATGGATTTCCTCCAGGGCAGATAACAATAATTTTTGGTGCTACAGGTGTAGGTAAGTCGGTGTTAGGATTGAATCTATTTGATCGTCAAATAAAAAAGAAAATACCTTCACTCTATATATCACCAGAAATGGATAAGATAGCTACGATGGATCGTCTTATAGCTAAAAGGCTTGACGTACCTCAAAGTTTCCTATTTCCCGCACAGGGAGAGAGTAGGCTTGATAAGACCGCGCTAGAGGAGTTTAGGAAAGAAAAGGCTAAGCTTGAGAAAGAGCATAGATTCTTTTTTGTGGATGAGCCTAACATATCGATGAGCGATGTGGAGTTTCTTATTCAAGAGTCTAAGCGAAGGATTAGAACAGAGTATCTTGTAGTAATGATTGACCTTCTTACTATGGTTACCGATATTGGTGAAACGGCTCAGGAATTGGAAACATCTATGAATCGTCTTAGCGCAATAGCGAAAAGGAACAATGTACACATCGTAGGGATAGTTCAGGCAAACCGTAAGACCGATGATGCTACAGTTCGATCTATAGAGCATATAAATAATCTTCGTCCTACTCTAAACAATATAAAGAACTCTCATGCATTCAGCGAGCGATCACGATTGGTGTTAGGGGTATTTCGTCCGCTATACTATATGCAAAGGTTATTTCCCGATGATCCGAGAGTAGAAAGAGAAACTGATATTCTGCAATGTCAGATTTTGAAATCCAGTCAAGGTCGCGTAGGACAATTAGTTCAATATGTATTTGAAGCTGAGAAGTTTAGTCTTAAGCCGTACGTTGAAAACTCTGAGGATGTGAATCAGGAAGAAACTCCGGTAACTGAGAATGAAAATACAGAGTATTGACAGTTTGCTAAAATCCGTATAGGATTATCGTCGGAGGGAGTATGATAAACAGTGTATTTGAGATAAAGAACTTTTGGGATAACGTATACCCAAAACTTACTAATGATGAGGTAGGATTCGTAAGTCTTAGCGCTCGCAAGAAGTATCTTCATCCAGAAGAACGAGAGTTCTATGGGCTTAAGCGAACAGAGATGTTTCAACGGAGAATCTTTCGAAACTTTAGAGAGTTTTACAGTATTCTTACTCAATATGAGGCGTGTTTAGACGCGGGCGCGTATCATACAAATGTGGGAGAGCATGATGATTTTCCTGAAAGGGGTATTCCTAAGAAATGCGTAGTATGTTACGTGAACATTAATCCTACTTCTATGAAAAAAGCGTCTATGGAGTTTGCTAAAGATGTTATAGATTTTTCAGGTAATCCGGATACATCTCTTTATAGACATGCTTTGTCTAAGTTTCATAATCGAATACAGACTTCGCGGTCACGTAAGGTATGGATCGATGTAGATTTCGATACAGAAAAGTTTGAGATTGTGAGTGACTTCTTAACATATCTGAATGACAACAAGGTTAGCTATCAGGTAGTCCACACAAAGAGTGGATTTCATGTATTGCTTCTTCGAGATACTATTCATATTAATTTTCACCAGAAGGTGCAGGAATTAAATAAGAAGGTCGCTCCAGATGGAGAAGTAGTAGTTAACGATAATGGGATGATTCCTGTTCCCGGCACGTATCAGGCTGGAGCCGCAGTATCCCTTGTCGAAGGGTTTTCGTATTGACAAAATGAAAAAAGACGTTTATAATTTTATAAATTTATTAAGAAAGGGAGAACGATATGGTTGAATATGCAGATTTGCCGACAGTTCCTATTAAGGAAGCGAGGGAGGAAATTGAGTTTCCGATTCGAAGGGAAACCGCGATTAGTGAGAAAGGTCATTTGAGTACGTCTAAGGATGTGGTTATTCATGATGAAACCGACGAGATTATAGGACTTGTAAGTAAGAAGCGGCCTAATATTCATTATACCGAGATAATGGACTGGCTAGTAGATGAGCTTAACAATCTCGGGCATAGTTATAAGCTTAGAGAGAGTGTACTTGATAAGTCCTGGAACTTTCATCAAGAGTATGTCATTGATGCTGATGTTGATGCGCCGGACGGTGAAAATATTAGCCCTATAGTATTTGTGAAAGCGAGCTATATTGGAACCCCCATGCAGATGGAGTTTGGTACTTTCCGATATACTTGTTCTAACGGTGCGAAAGTAGGTAATATTATTGACAACATCAAGGTATCCGCTAAGGAAGCACGCGATCTAATGCGGCATACTATTCGAGATGAAATACGGGCATCACTCAATAAGTTCGATCTTGTAAGCAAGCAATATAAAGAACTTTCTGATTCAGATTGGACCCCGTATCTTGAATCTTTTATTCTAAGCGAGACTATTCCTATCATGATTCGTAAAGGCGTGTTAGAATTATTGGCTGAAACTGGGGATGTGAATCTTACAGTGGATAAGCTTAAATCCTTCGACTTGAAGGAAGCAGGTACTGAGCTTTACAATGTAGTTTCTAGTCAAAGTGCATGGTATCTGTACAATGTTATCACTCAGATTGCTACACACAAGTCTCGTGGAGCTTCCAGTCGAAAAAGTAAGTTTAAGGCTGTAAGTGAGTTTTTCGAGATATAGCGGACTGTAAAAAGCCCCCATGCGTACGGGGGCTTAC